GCCAGCCGCAGCGGGCCGCGCAGGTCGTCGGCGACGACCGTGGGGCGCCACTCCTCCGCGGCCGCGATGTAGCCCTTACCGTAGCCTGGCGCTTCGATCGACGCCCACTTGTTCTCGGCGCAGACGTGCGCGTGCAGCAAGGGCTCGAGCCAGTCCAGCGAGTCCAGGAACACAGAGTTGAAGCCGTGATCCTCCTTGAGCAGCGTGCCGATTGCGGAATAGACATCATCAAGCGATTGGCACAACGGAAAGGCCGAAGCATCAACCGCGTCAGCGCCGTCCTCAGTCAGGATGCCGATCGCGTTGGGGGCCATTGCTGCAAATGTCGTCTTGCCGATCTTGCCGGGGCCAGCGATGACGATCTTGGGGGCGCGCATGCGTTTCGTGCGCGAGATGGATGCAAGGTTAAAAGCCATTGGTTTTTCTCCGATAGGTTCTTGTGAGCCTGGCGTGGGCGCTCAGGCGAAGTGATTGTCGAAACCCGACGGGCTCGATCAAGTGAGCGAACTTCTTGGCCAGGCCACCCCACGCATTGACGTGGTGAGGCTGGCCGATGCCGTAGCGCTCGACGCAGGCGCGGAAGTCCTCAAGCGCAAATTCCTCTGGGGCTTCAGTCTCAAGCCACCAGCGAAACGCAAGCCCGACCTCATCGGCCCACGCGGCAGCGTTGTCCAGCACCTGGTCAATGCCAGCATCACGCAGCTGTTGCCCGGTGCTCATTCCTTGAACACCACCTTGACGCCAGTCTTGGCGGGCGTGACGGTGACCGCGGGGGCGATCTGCCGCCAGGCGTCTGGCGAGTGCTCGCGCAGTGCCTTGAGGATCGACTCGTCGGCCTTGATCTCGGTCTTGATGGGCCGGGCCTCCTCGGGCCAGTTGGCAGTGATGGCCACCAGCTTGTCCAGATCGGCCTTGTAGGTCAGCTTGCCGGTGAGCGAGATCTTCACGCCGTGGGGCGTTGCGAACGTCTCCGAGCCCTCTTCACGTGCCGGGTGCAACGCCAGGATCTGCTCTTCAACGGACACGCGCTCGTCGCGGGCTGCGGTTTCCTTTTGCTTGGCAATCGACCACTTGATCGCAAGCTCGTCTATTTTTTCCATTTGGAATTCCTAATGTAAAGCGAAAAACACATCACTGTTTCGACGGCTTTGTCGATGAATCTTTTGCCTGCGACCGGGTTGATGGTTCTTTGACGTATTCATGGGTGGTGAAACGATGCCCGTTTGCGCACTCGTATCGACGACGCTTTGTGTGATCTTCTTTTGTTCGTGTTTCCAGAACGTCTGACCAACAATTACAACGTGGGCAATTCATGCAGACAACCCCATGAACAAGATCAAGGCCAAAGAAAAGCCAATGAATACTGCAAGTGCGTATCCAGCCCATTGTTCCCAGGAGTGCAGCCGGTAAGCCATTGGCTTGACTGAGGCGTAACCTTGAGTGAATGAACAGTCCGCGAGCGTGCGGGGTGTGGTGATGTGTGAGGGTTTCATTGGTGGGCTCCTGTCGTGGGGTTATTGCGTTCGAGCTCGGCGAGCTGCCAGGTGAGGCTCTGGTACTTGCGCCAGAGCTCTGTGCTGCGCTCCTGGTCGCTGATGCAACCGTAGCGGCTGTGCTTGACTTTCTCGTCCCAGCGCAGGGCGGCCACCTTGGCCTCCTCGCGCTGCTGTTTGAGTTCTTCGATGGTCATGGCAATGACCTCAAGCGCGTGCGGCGCGCAAGACTTCTGTGTCAACCCAGTCGTTAATTTGCACCGGGACTTTGCCGTTCTTCTGCACGCGAAACTCATGGGTGCATGCCAGATGGCAGAACGTGTTGCCGTCGCGTTGCGCGCCGACACCAATCACGCGCCATACGCGGCCCATGTGAACGATCACTTTGTCCAGGAAGTTTTCGGTTTGCTTGTCTGTCATGGTTGACCTCGTTGTGTTGTTGTCGATGGAATGATTACAACACAACGATGCGAAAAACACAACAACCAAGCAAAAAAATCAGGATTAGTGAAAACCCCGACAAAGTTCACGACGGTTTGATCCAGAGCACGGGGGAGGCCCACGCGATCTGCACGTCTGTGATTGTTTCGAGACTCGGCCACAGGATCAGGTTCTGGCTTTCGCGCCGATACCCCTTTCTGATCAAGCCCATCAAGTGCTTCCCGTCTTTGGTGGCGCAGACACACATGTTGTCCATGTGGTTGCCTGGCTCGCCCTGAGCGGGGCTCACAAATAGCAGCCATCCATCTTTGATGCTGGCGTGCGTTCTTACTTGAACGGCATAAGTTCCAACAGGGCAGTCACCGGGCCCAATGACAATGTCATGGGTGCCGTTGGGCATCGCAATGATGTTGCCGTATGAATCCATGTGCGCCGCAATGGGAACCTTGCGTACGTCTTCAGTAATGTCTATACCGGCTGCGCGCATGACCTCAAGGATCGGTACGCCAAGAATCATCGAAATTTGATGAGCTTCGTGTGGCGTCATCTTGCGTTTTCCTCGCAACATAAGCGACACGGCTGCCGCATCAAGTTCCAGCAACTTTGCCAGCCCTCGTTGCGAAATTTTTTTGTCAGCCAATCTGTCTTTGAACCACAAAGTATCCATGTATGCCTCTTAATATTTGAGGAAGGGCAATCATGGTGTCATATTCTCCCTGTTGAGTCAATCTCAATATGTTGATCGTACAGGATCTTGTAATGTTTTGTGCGCTGGAATACTTGCGTTAAGATGATTAAACCGCATCACATTACGAGGATCGAAAGTGACCATTGAAACCATCCACACCCACAACCCAGCGTATAACGTGATTGAAAAGCTGGGCGGCAAGAGCTATGTGGCCGAGCAACTTTCTCTTGACAAATCAACGCTCTCCAGGTGGTGTCAACCCAAGCCGATGGGTACCGGTGGCACGATCCCGCAAAAGCATTGGGCACGTTTGCTGGAGATGGCTGCTGCGCAGCGTGTGCGCATCACGCTCAAGGAGCTGGCCGCCATCGAGGCATGATCATGGTCAACGAAGTAGCACGCACCATGACCAACAGCGACTTCCTTGCCGAGGTGTACGGTCACCTGGGCGACAACGAGTTCGGATGGGTGACCACCTTCCGGGCCGACCCCGGCAACGCTCCACCCTCGGTGTGGACCGGCCGCTTCTACAAGGGCACGACCAACCAGGCGGCCCTGATCGACAAGGCGCAGCAAGACAACGCCTACTTCTGCACGGCCGTCCTGCGCCTGTCGGATGACGGCGAGTTCGTGCGGCGCAAAGAGTCCTTTGTGCGCCTGGCCGTGCTCACGCTGGACGATGTGCCCATGGAGGACATCGACTCCTGCTCCTACGCCATCCAGACCAGCCCCGGCAAGTTTCAGGCGGGCATCTTTCTGGACTGCGAAGATCCCGACACCTACAACCGCCAGCTCATCGACCGCGTCATGTCCGCGTTTACAGCTCGCGGCCGGTCCAACGATGCCAGCGGCAACGCGTGCGTGCGCTATGTGCGTCTGCCTGAAGGCACCAACACCAAGCCCAGAGCCGCCGGCCCATGGCCGGTGCAACTCGAGAGGTACGCGCCCACGATCCGCTGGACCCTGGCCGACGCGTGCGCTGCGTTCGGCGTTGACTTGGACAACCTGCGCATGGCGGCAGCGATCGACCGCACGGGCACGGCCACGAAGGGCGCGGGCACCGGCACCCACGCGGGCGAGATGATCGCCAGCTTGACCGACCCCCAGCCTGAAGCGCGTGCGTATCACGACAACATCACCCGTCTTGCAGCGTCATTGATTTCCGGCGGCATGTACCCTGGGGCGGCCGTCGAGTTCTTGTATTCCCTGATGGATCAGGTCAAGCCACCCGTGCGCGACGAGGAAGAGCTGCGCCGGTGGGAGACACGTCGGTCAGAGATTCCCCGTGCTGTGAAGTCTGCCGAGAAATTTGCGCCTGAAGAGCGAAAGCCGCCGCAGATTACCGTCAACCTCAACCTCGCACAAGAAGATCAACGAGTTGAGGCGACAGACGGTAACGAGAACGCGGGCGACTTGGCCCCGATGGATTGGACAAAACTGTCCAACACAGACCCAGAGCCAACGCACTGGCGCGTCGAGGGCTGGTTGCCAGAGCGCACTGTCACTCTTCTGTCAGCAAACGGTGGTGTAGGAAAGAGCAACTTATCGCTGCAACTTTCTGTAGCAACTGTCTTAGGCCATGAATTCGTTGGGGTAAGTACAAAACCCAGCCGCGTGCTCGTCATCTCAGGCGAAGACGAGGGCAGAACCGTTCACTTTCGCGTGGCCAACATTTGTGC